TTAAAAATCATATCGTCACCTACCATTGCTAAAATATCATAGTTATTTTTCTGAACCATAGTATTCCAGTAAATTGATAAACCTCCTTTCTTAAAGGATCCTTCTGGAAAAGTTAAAAAATCTATAAAATCTAGATTATTAGCTATCCGCTTATACTTCTCGTACACAGGGTCATCTTCATCTACACCTAATACAATACGTATATTTTTAATATTGTTTGTAGTGGCTAAAACACTAGTTAAGAAAGTTAGAAACTTGTTCAATCTATTTCTACTAGGTAGTAACAGGGCTATTTTCATAATTTACTATTTTATTGCCTGTATCAACTACTGACCAATTAGGTTCTTGTTTAAGATAAGCTGATAATTTTTTAACATCTTCTATTCTTTCATCAACCATTTGATGCCATAAATTATCACTATGACTAACAGGCTGATTATTGACTACTGCTGTATCAGCAACTGCCATGCGTTCTGCTGTACTGTCGCGACCTCTCTTACCATATACCCAATGTCTATGTTCAATAGTATAGTCATCTCTATACTTTATTCTATCAAACGCTAAAAACATTTGATGTAACCACTGATCAACCCAGTTGATTGTAAATTCTGGTCTCATAAATTGACCTAGTACTTCAGCGTACCTTCTATGACAGAATAAATTTACCGGTAAATCTTTACCGTGTTTTTCATCATTACAATGTATGGCTTGAATCTTATCTTCAGGCATATTTGCGAATTCTTCTAATAACATTGTATCCCAGCCTTGCGTTTTGAATACATAATCATCATTTATCATAGAAATAATTTCTGCATCTGACTCATCAGCAAGTTTATTCCAAAGTTTACCTAGTCCTAAAAACTCACCATTGTTTTCTATCTCTACCACCTTTAAGCAAGTTATACCAGCAGCAATTTTTTTGATAGTATTTAAAGTAGGATCATCTTTATCTACTCCAAAATATATATCTACATTATTAATGTCATCTACGGTAGATAATATTGAAAAAATCAACGTTAAACGATGATTCATTCTCTCTCTTGTTGGTACTAATATTGAAATTTTCATTTTTTTAATAAACCATCATGATAGTCACCTCCATGATGATAGGGTATATCTATTTTAATTACTTTATCTTCAGAAGCAAGTCTTTTTATACCTTGATAATGTATAGGTGCGTCGCCCCAGCGCCTACTATAAATGTAACCACTTTCATCAATAGGTTTAAAGAAATTCATCCATTTATCAGATTTAAACCAACTACATTTCTGAATGAAAAAGTTTGTTTCGTATGCTAAATTTGATTGAATATCATTATCTGATGGTGCTATGTCCTGACAAAAATCATTTAAACCTACTATTACATTTTCATCATCTACAAAAGTGTCAACCCAACCATATATAGCATCTTTATCCTTCATAACTTGAAAAGGGTCATTTTTAATATTATCTATAATATAAGAGTCGCTATCAAGTCTCATAACATAATCAACCTCATCAAAGAAAGGATCAAGATACATAGCCCCTGAAAACCATCTACACATATGCCTGTATCCCATACTAAAAAAAGCGTTTTTATCCCATATACCATCCCATACAAATTTTTCTGGTATTTTAGATAGTATTTCTTCTGAATAATCTGGTAAAGAAAAATCAACTTGCTTAAAATATATATCTACTTCAATAGGAGCTGCTTTTCTAATAAAATTTTTAGCTTCTTTAGATAAGCCTTCATGTCCAAAAACTATAGGATATGGATTTTTTTTAGTAAAATTTTCAGATAGTAATTTAAGACTAGCTTCTAGCCTTCTTAAATGAATCGGGTGTTCATATACTAGATAATATATACAACTTTTAGGTACCATAATTACTTTTTAGTTCTTTAACTATTCTTAAAACTTCTTCTTTAGAAGTAAAAGGCGGTTCATTAGGATAATGACCGTGCTTTTTTAAGTATATTTCCCTACCACCATATACGTTCTTTTTCCATTGCTCACTATCACCAGCAATTGAAGACTTATCAATAGCTTGCGGTGCTTCTGTAAGTAATTTATGCGAATCGTATAAATCCGCAAAATACCAAAACGGTGGATGGTAACCAGCTTTAATTATATTGTATGTATGATCAACATGCTCCCATGCATTATAGAAATCTTCATCTATATAACCCACCTCATCTAGAATTAACTTAGTGTAAAAAGAAAACATAGCTACGGTATGCTCAAAAAGTGATATTTTTGTTTCTTTATAATCTATTATTAATTTTGGATTGGGTTCGGAGTGTTGATCTAATTCATGTCTATTATGTAAATCAAAATTCTTTATAGTTTGCTTTCTATTAAAAGGCGAACCTGGCCCGTAGTTAAAATGATGTATACCTGATATTTTATGCGCTTCAATATATTTTTCAAAAACCGAAGTATCTAAAACTATCATATCATCCTCGAAGAGAAAGAAATAATCACATTCCTTTTCATAAAGATATTTTAAAGCTTTATTTTTACCCTTACCTACACCCTCACGTCCTGTAGTTTTAATTACTTCAGACCGTGGATTAACTACATCATCAAAGCCATCATTAACTACTACTATATGATCATAAGTATTATCCTTAATTGAGTCTCTACATTTAGTGAAGAACTCAGGTCTATCGCAAGTAATAATACCTACACCTATTTTAGGTTTCATATACCAAACTTTTTAAGGAGTTCTTTTTCCTTTTCTTCCTGATCTAGACTCGCTTGCTGACTTTTAACCAGTTGTTCTAATTCATTTAGATTATCTGGATTAAGAATAGATTCTTCGTCAGCAAATAACTCACCCTGTGGGTTAACATATTCTGCTATCAAGTCAATACGTTGTTGTTGATCATCTGGCAAGACAATTAAACATGGTACATCTTCTTTAGGAAAGAATACATTTGATTCTGGATTTTGCATCCACTGCTGGTACAGTGAATATAAAATATTATCTACCTCTTTAATATAAGATGGATCTTTCTCCCTTAGTTCATTTTCCTTTTCAGTAGTTTTACCAACTTGTTCATTATATCGACAGATAAAAATAATATCTAAATGTCTCATAGATTCACGTACTAGAGTAATTTGCTTCGAAATAAACTCTCGCGTAAAACCTTCTTTATTTTTATCATGACACCACATACTATAAGCAATGTTGTCCAGAGGACACCTATCATAAATAACTTTACTCGTATCATCATATGATTGCAATTGATCAATCATAAAATCTAAGATACGTTCCTGTGTATCAGTCGTCGTCTTAGATGAATGATCTAACCCTTCTTCTTTTAAAAGGTCTCTATAAGTCTTTTCAGGACTCTTATAATTTTTCCAGGTATATAAAAAACTTTTTACCAAAGAACTTTTACCGCTATGTGCAGTGCCTGATATCGATATACGCATATGCTTATTTACTTGTTTAGACTTTTAATGCCATATCCCATATGCATAAATGTAAACGAGGTGAGAAATTTACATTCATACCTTTCGCATATTCAGCTACCGCAGGAGCTTTTTCTATATGCTCTTTTCTACTCCCACTACAGGGCATAAACCAAATCCTACTTTTAGGTATATTAATCTCACCATCATCAACATACTTACGCCAAATCTCATCTATATCCTCAGAAGCATTAATAACAAATTTAAATCCGGATCCTACATCTCTATGCCACTTTAATACTTCAGGCTTGTAGGTTCTCTTTTCCGGATCACCATTAGTAGTTAATTTAGGAGATGTAGTAAAGGTAGCTCTATAGTGAGTTACCCATTTTTCATCAGGTTTAATAGTAGCATTAGTTTCAAAATCAATTATAGGATGAAAATCATACTTATTAATAAAAGCTTCTATAAATTTAAGTAATTGCTTTTGCTGTACCATAGGTTCACCACCAGTAAGCTTAAAAATAGCACCAGCTTTTAACTTATCTACTAAGTGATGCTCTTCAAAATATTCAAATATTTCATTAAAAGTCATCTTATTCTTAATAGACCATGAAACAAAAGAATCACAACCATGAGGTGAGTCTTCAGAAGCAAATCCTTCGCAAGTTAAATTACACATTGCCATTCTAAAAAATACCGAAGGCATACCTACAAATTCACCTTCACCCTCAAGGGTATAGAAAGCTTTATCATCAGATATTAACAACGTTTCTTTATCACAGTCAATCATATACGTAATAATATATTAAATTTAGGGTATTTCAACATAAATAATAGTAGACATGAGAAAAAAAACCACACGACTTGTTCGTGAAACTCAGTTGGAAGATATCGAGGAACAAATGAAAGACAATTTCTTACTTGATTTTAAAATTAAGAAACCTTTTTATCTTAATCATAACCATAAAGAATTTTATTCACAAATTCGAAACTCTACAACAAATATGGTACTAGTCGACGGCCCGGCAGGTTCAGCTAAAACATATATAGCAATATACGCTGCTTTAGAGGAGCTTAGGGAAGAAAAAGTTGATAAAGTAATTTATATACGTTCTGTAATTGAATCTGCAGCTAAAAGCTTAGGATCCCTACCAGGGGAGGTTGATGATAAGTTTTTACCTTATGCAATGCCTTTACTTGAAAAGGTAAGAGAAATTACTAGTGATAGTACCTGCGGTATACTTAAAAACAAAGGAATGATAGAAGCTATACCAGTTAACTTTGTGAGAGGATTAACGTTTAATAACTGCGTAGTTATAGTAGATGAAGCTCAAAACTTAACTAAAGGGGAACTTACCACAATTTTAACACGATTTGGTAGAAAAACAAAGTATATTGTTTGTGGTGATACACATCAATCTGACATTAACAAATCAGGCTTTAATGAAGTATTTCAAAAATTCTCAACTGTCGATTGCGTTGATAATGGAATAAGCTCTTTTAGATTCGGTAATTCTGAAATCGTAAGAAGTAAAATACTACGATTCATCTGTAAAATTTTAGGAGCTTAACCCCAAGTAGTACCTTCAAACCAATTACTCTTACCCTGTGAGACGTTTTGACCTCCAACAGGAGCTGCTTTAGAAGTATCTACCTGTTCTGGGGAAGGCGTAGTTCCAGATTGTTGTACTACTTCTTCTTCTTGTGATTTCTCTTGATTTTGTTGCCACTCTTTCCAGCTCTTCTCCCATTGTTTATTAAGTTCTTCGCGAGTAACATATGTACTAGTACCTTCTTCATCTTTATATAAAGTATCTTCTTTAATAGGTTTCGAGCATGAGGCCGAATTATTACCATGTTCATATACAGTAACATTTTCTACCCATACCCGGCCTTCAGTAGTTTCATCAATATACGTATCAGCTGTTTTAAATACCCATTCAGCAAACTTTTCAATACCAACACCACCTTCCATAATTCTTACATCTGCAGCACCAACCTCACTTAAAGCAATAAACTTATCTTTGTGAATATCATTAGCTGCAATTACTAGAGTATGATCAAATTGATTGTTGAAAATATTTTTAAGTTCTTTTAAAGCACCGAAATCATATACCCAATTATTATTATCTAACTCTTTACAGCCAAAAGTTAATTCTGCATTAAGTTGATATCCATGTACGAACTTGCAATGAGATTCAGCATTAGGTTGACGAAAAGCTGTTGATCCAAGTTCAATTCTTTTTGAAGACGTATAAATCATAATATTATTATACTAAAAGAGTAGAGAATATCAACTAAGAAAAAAAATTAAGAGGCTCTCCCTCGTCCCAACATCGGTAATTATGCTAGCTAGACATTAAATGCAAGTGTCTCAGCAGATTTTTTTGCGAACTTTCATTTTTAACGCGTGGATTAGGCATAACATTTTTAGGATTATAAGCAAAACCAGCTTTATTTTTAGCAGTAGTTACTGTTATAGCACCACTTGGATTAAGCTGTTTAACGGTACCTGGCTCACCTTGTGGGTTATTTTTAGTTCGAACTAGTACTTCATCACCTGGTTTAGGTTTAAACTCTGGGTTATCTTTTTTAGGCTCAGGTTCTGCTGCAGGCTTTGAATCAGGTTTAGCAGGTCCTCCATCTGCACCTATAGATTTACCATCTTTTGAAGTAACAGAAGTAAATTGATATTTATTGTCAGCTGATTGAAGAACTTTAATTGTACCACCAGCAAGATCCATAACCTCTTCTTTACCTCCCTTTTCATCTACATGTGTACCTTGATTAATAGGTATAATAAAAATATTTTTATTATTTGAGTCTTGTGTAGGGCGGCCTAGAGCATTTCTAGATCTAATATCATCTTTATAATGCTCCCTTGCATAGTTATCATCATTAAAATACTTCTGAACTGCTTTTAAAGGGTCTGTTGCATTAATATCCTTTGCTATACTAGCTATACCCTGTGCAGCCCCGACTAATGCTGGTGCATCTTTGGCTAACTGCTTTCCAACCTCACGCGTTGCAGCTCCAAGACCAGCTCCTACCTTTTTCATAAATGAACCAAATCCTTCAGTTAAAACTTCTTTATGGGATAACTTTCTCACATTGATATTTATTCTTGATTACCTAAAATATGTAAATATAATAATCATATAAATGAGTAAAAAAGATACTAATTATGAGTGGTTAGGTGATGATGATGAGCTAACCGGTGAAAAAGATGTTATTGCTAAGAAGTTAATGGGTGAGGAATATAGTAAGAGTTATTTTCCTCCTATTAGAGTTTATGATGATAATGTTGATGCTAGTAAAGAATATATTTCCTCTTTACCTGATTTACAGAATGGGCCTTCAAGTCTAATTCAAGGAGCTGCTGTACCTATTCAGCAAGTTGGTATTCATAACTTTAAACTGCCTCTTACTTATAAGAAACGTAATGGTAAAACTATTGAACTCGAAACTAGTGTTACCGGTAGTGTTAGTTTAGAAGCTCATAAGAAAGGTATTAATATGTCTCGTATCATGAGAAGCTTTTATGATCATAAAGACGAGACGTTTAGTATTGATAAGATTAAAGATGTTTTAGAAACTTATAAAAATAATCTTAAATGCTTTGACTCAAGAATAATGCTTAAGATTTCTTATCCTATCAAGCAGAATAGTTTACGTAGTGGTTTAGAAGGTTATCAATATTATGATGTTGTATTTGAAGGCGACTTAACTAAAGAAGGTGAGTTTAAGAAATATATTCATTTTGATTTTGTTTATTCTTCTGCTTGTCCTTGTAGCTTTGAGTTGAGTGAGCATGCTGAAAAGTATCGTAATAGAGCTACTGTACCTCATAGTCAAAGAAGTGTTGCTCGTGTAA